GCTCAGCCAGGCGGGACTCAATACCCGCACCCTGGCGGCAGACGAGCGCCGGTTAAAAACCAGCATCAGCGAAACGACGGTGCAGCTCAATCGCCAGCGTGAAGCACTGGCGCGCGTCAGCGCGCAACAGGTAAAGCTCAACGCGGTTAAGCAGCGATATCAGGCCGGTAAAGAGCTGGCCGGAAACGCGGCTGCAATGGGGGCCGCTGGTGTTGGTATGGTAACGACCGGAACGCTGGCCGGTGTGGCGCTTATGAAGCCGGGATATGATTTTGCGCAGAAAAACGCTGAGTTACAGGCGGTGCTCGGTGTGGAAAAAGACTCAGCAGAAATGTCGGCTTTGCGAAAGCAGGCCCGATTGCTGGGCGACAATACTGCCGCCTCTGCCGATGATGCGGCCGGTGCTCAGATTATCATTGCGAAAGCCGGTGGAGACGCTGCGGCGATTCAGGCGGCGACGCCCGTCACGCTGAATATGGCGCTTGCTAACCGGCGGACGATGGAAGAGAACGCCCAGCTTTTGCTCGGTACCAAAAACGCTTTCCAGCTTTCAAATGACCGGGTAGCCCATATCGGCGATGTGCTTTCAGCAACGATGAATAAATCAGCGGCCGATTTTCAGGGATTAAGCGACGCCTTAACCTATCTGGCCCCAGTTGCCAAAGCTGCAGGAGTAAGCCTCGAAGAAGCCGCCGCCATGACGGGTGTGCTTCATGATAACAATATCACGGGATCGATGGCCGGTACCGGGAGCAGCGCTGTCGTCAGCCGGTTACAGGCCCCAACAGGTAAGGCATGGGCGGCATTAAAAGAGCTGGGGGTTAAGACGGCAGACAGCAAGGGCAACATGCGGCCCGTATTTACCATTCTGAAAGAAATCCAGGCCAGTTTTAAAAAGAATAAGCTCGGAACAAGTCAGACAGGCGAATTATAGCGCGCGAAAACTTTTGATATCGTTTTGAAAAACATTCGATACCACACCCGGCAGGCTCATGGAACATTATTTGATACCAAATATCGATTAGCGTACATAACAGACTCCGAAATCATATCAACTGCTGATTTGTTGCTACCCGTCAAATCTACCAGCATTGGACGCCCTAATTTCATCCCTCCCCAGGGTGAATGAAGAGTAGCTGGATATGCACCTATACGTGGTAGATTAGTAGGTTGCGGTACAACCCCATCCCACGCGGAATTGGTTGCAGAGTTAACCAGCTCATTATCAACATACACACGTGTTAACAATGTTCCCGGCGTAGATTCGCCATCCACGGCAACAGACAGCACATGGATATTCCCATCAGTAAGTGTTGCCAGTTTTGCAGTTGCCGAAACTGGGACACTTCCAAGAGCTGCTGCTTGCACTGATGTAAGAACCCCCTCAGTGCTTACGATCCCCCAAAAACCGAAATTGATATTTGGTGCGCTGGTATTGTTCATCCGTCCAAAAAACATTGGATAGCGTGCTGCAGGTAATGTTCCATAGCCACCTGCTGGTAACGAAAGAGCTACGCTAGCCAAAATTCGTTTACAGCCTGGCGGAAAAGAAAACTCACTAGTCGGCAACGTTACATAGTCGTTAACATCAGGAACGGAAGAACTGAATTTCAGCATACCATTGTCCAGCATTCGAGGATTTGGTCCATTGAGAGCATCAGTGCCCCCATAAACCATATTTCTCAAAGCTGAATATGCTGGAATCGGTGACTCACCGGCGTAAGTGACCTCACTACTGAAATCCAGTAAACCCAGAGTTAACCCACGAATAATAACCGGATCTTCTTCCTGATAAATTGGATTTTCTCCCCAGCTCAATGGAGATGAATTTGAAACGATTGAAAGTGTCATTAATAGCCTCTCTTAACCCTGAATTGCTGTCCAAGTTCAGCGTACACAGCATAACCATTAGTATTAGGATGGCGGTTATCACTTCGTAGTGATTCCGGAACAATATCATTATCAAAATCAGTCACATCCTGAGGTGATGATGGATTGAATCGTGAGATGAGTTCCTCACGAACATCCCTGCCGTTATCCCCTCTGACATAGTGATTTGGGTAGCGTGCGGCCCAGTACTGATTGACCTCGATGACCCTCTGATAACGAATTCCCTGTAAAAATTCTACCGGGTAATTACACGTGTTAATTCCGTACAATAAGATATTCCTGCCCGACCTCTCACCAAACTCAATAAGGGCATCGACATTCATTTTTATTGCGGCTACATCATCATCATAATCTGATGCTGTCACTGCCCCCGACCTGAAATCATTAATACCGACTGCAATCCATAATTCGCGGTCACTGTGATTCTGAAGGGCATAGTCAGGAACAAATAATGAGCCAGGAAGACAACGAAACCCGGCCCCTTCCAGAGCTGTTAGCGTATAGTTCTCAATTCCACTATTTACGGTGCGAGTAACCCGACATTTAATACCAGCGATCCACCCATCAAGTGTGTACGTGCTGTTGTTCGATGCAGTGGTCAGAAACCTGACATCTGCCGATGGAACTGATGGTGCTGCTGTCGCACTGTCGCCATTGATGTGCGTAATGGTGACCAGATTACCATTAGCAGGGATTGCATCACCAGAAACGGTGAGATAAATAGCCTTTGCCCCCATTCGCATCGCGACCTGTCCGGATTTTTGACCACCAATACCCATGTTATTAATGACAAAGTCATTTCCAATAAGTGCTGCAAGCTGTTCTGGAAAAGAACCTCCGGGCTCAGCACCCGCACCGACAGCCGTACTGTCACCAGCGATATCCGATGCTGTTGAGTTTGTGGTGTGTTGTTCAAGGCTATGAATCCGTTGCAGGTAATCATCAAGGCGGCCTGCAATATCCCCACCCTCGGACAGAATTAACCGGTTATCGCTTTCTCTGAAGCCGCCCCCCAACAATCCGTTGCGGGCAACAAACTCAAGCCAGAAAGGTGAGCGACTCCTGACAGAGACCTGCTCATCGCTAACCAGACTAAATAGTTTTTGATAATCGTTCGGCGCCGTTTTCCTGAATAATCCAGGAGTTTTTAAATGGTCAATATCATTAGCCTGAACAATAAAACCAGAATTAACTGGTAATTTTATCATTGCGGCAGATATTGAGTCATAGACATCCAACGTACCTTTTAATATTTCAAGAGTATCAATTCGACCAACAATATCCCCACCTTCGGACAGAATTAACCGGTTATCGCTTTCTCTGAAGCCGCCCCCCAGTAAGCCGTTAAGGGCAACAAACTCAAGCCAGAAAGGTGAGCGTTTGCGGTAGGGTATTTTTTGCTCAATCTCGTCAAGCGACGCCTTACCCAGACTGGCGGCAACAGGCACCGCAATCCCGTTATCATTACGAAAATAGATTAACGAATACGCCTGACCCACCCCTTGTGGGACACAAAAAAACATTCCATTTGTTGTCTTATCAAGGCCTTCCAGCTCAGAGTTGACCATCAAAGAAGATGCGGATAAAAGCTGACCAATGACTGATGCAAGCTGGTTGAACTTGAATTTATCAGGCGACACACCCCCTAACTTCAGGATGTTTATTAGTTCAAGTGTGACAATATTAAACCAGTCGGCCCCCGGATAAGACGGAGCATCTTTATCTTCAGAAAACCATAAGGGGGTATCGCTTTGTGTATCCTGGGGCGGCGGCATAATAACAACGCCACTTTTATTGTCTAAATAGTACATATCGACTCCTGGTTATGGTTTTACTGGCCACGTAATTTCAGGGGCAAGCGCTGGGTCAATGCGCATCAGTTCGATGCGATAAAGTTGCCATTTTTCCAGGAGGCTGGTCTCATTAGCTGTCGCCAGACCCAATTTTTGTGCATCAAGAAGCACTGAAATCTCGGAATCAGCTTCCATACGTAATGAGTAACGAGTTTTGGTCGCAGCAGTGACAAGAGCAGATTTCTTTGCTTCTTCATTGGTTACCCAGTTTTGACCATCCCATTCATCATAAGCTGTGACAGGGGCCTGCTCAGTCTGCTCGTTCTTTATTGGGCCGATGTAATCTATAACCACAGGGATACCTGATGATTTCTGGTACACAGTCTTTCCCCGATGGTCTTCGACATAAACCCACTCTTCACCATTAAACTGAGTGACGTATCCTGTTTTGGGGTCTATGGGAGGAATAAATGTGCATCCTTCTGGCAAAGAAAAATACGCATCCGGCACGATGTTAACTTGTCCAAGGTTCCCATAATATTTTTCGCCAGTCATATCCTTAAGCCTTAACCAGATTTCACCAGTAAACAAAAAAACATAACCAGTTTCTTTTGGTGGCGGCGCACTAAAAATTGCATCATCAGGTACAGATTCATTTACAGAAAGGACAACGGAACCAACACCATATTTATTCCAGTAACGCATCCCTCGTTTATCTTCTACATAATTCCATATAGAGCCATCCCATATCCCGGTTTGTCCCTCCGGGGGGGTACAGGTTAACGTTGTGGTATTTGCGGGCAATCCTGTTCCTGCTGGAATGACAGTTAACCCGCTACCAATAAATACACCGTTGGCATCGTAATGAAATAACCAAAGCGCCTGGTCGGTATCTGAGAATGAGAAGTTGCTCATTATGCGAGCCTCACAATGTAGTTAAATGCGATATTTTTGACGGTAGTTTCCGGGTTGCCATCAGCAAGAACGCGACCGCTATGGCCATGCCAACCGAGGGCGATCGTGTGAAGATGTTGCCCAGCCCATCTGGTTTTATTGCGGGTTCGTCGGGAATCATTATCCGAACCAACAATATAATTTGTGTCCCATGCTTCGCCAGGAGCCACCATACCTGCATCATGATCATGACCGGGGTCTGGTGAGGTTTCTTTAGTTCCGAGGTCTGTTACGTCTATCTCCATCCCGTGGGTGTGTGATTTATTGCCATCGGCTTCATAGCTTAATAAAGTGCGATTTGCTGCGGGTAAACCCTTGACGGTCTGCCCCCGCATATCCGGGATGATCAATGAGGGATACGCCGCCGCCAGTTTCGGGTATTTCACCCCATCAAAAGACTGACCAAGCATCAGGCCAAATCCTGCTGGGGCGGAAGAACCGGGCCACGGATAGGGAATACCAACCGGCATCATATAATCAGTGGACATTAAACGAATGGCCTGAGCAAACTGGTCCAGTTCATTTTTATTCGGGGTTATTCCGGCGAGAGATAATACATTCAGCATTTCAGCCTGAATAATGTTGTACCAGTCTGCGCCGGGATAAGTCGGCTCAATACCTTCGCCCCCTTCGGTAAACCACCGGGGCTGGGTAAACATCACAGGATGCGCTGGCGGCATCTCAGCTGCCGCGCTTGGATTATCGATGTGATACATTAATTCACCTCAAATATATATTCGTACCCGGTTCCGGCGAGTCGATATTTCGTTAATACGCATTCCAGCATCTGGGTGTGATATTCAATTAATGGCGTCAGCACATCTTCAATTACAGTGAAGCGGGTAACCGGCGTATCTTTTACCGTCACGACCAGTAAAAACCGGTAGCGCTTGGGCCATATTCTGGCCATGCAATTACGCAGGCAGTGATGCGGTAAAACCTGTTTCACTTCGATGGTAAAGCCCAGCGCAGCGGCGACGCCCTCAATCTGCCACGGTGCCAGATCGCCTTTGCGGTGGTATTTCTCGATGACTGCCGCCCGGCGAACCAGAAAATCGTCACTCGGAATATTGCACTCCGGGAGCCCCAGATAGGTTTCCCACTCCGGTAACAACTGGACGGTTGTCTCAGGGCGCATCTCCTGCAGCAGCAAATCCGCGTTCACTTCAAGCCGGTTTAAACGTGGGCTGAGGGCCTTTATAAGCGCCGTTAAATCCGCGTTTTCATCACGTGGCCATGCGCGGCCACGCGGCATGTTTTTCTGCAGGGCATCCTGCCATTCGGTTACGCTGTGAGCCATGTGATATCCCCGATAGTGATAAGTTCGTTATTTTCACTGGTGATATCAGCGCTGATGTCCAGCGTGTAGTCGGTGACGCCTGTCGCTGTACCAATTGCCGTGCGCAGGCTGGACAGCAATAAGGTCGAGTTCGGTGACAGCGTTTGCTGTAATGCAATCAGGTTGGCTTCAGTGGCTTTTCGCGTCTCTGCTGTGTCTGGAACGAGATGGATCGAGGGGTTAACAGGCTTAAGCGTCAGCGTGATGATCCAGACCTCAATCCCACCCGGTTTTCCGACAAAGTTACCCGTGGCCGGGTCCTGATGGCGGAACAGATAATCATTCATCTGCGCACGGTCGGTCGCGGTCGGTGTGATATCAGGACGGCTGTCATAGACCCACGCCAGCCCAACCGTGCTACCGCCGTGCCAGGCATCCCACGACCATGCACGCGAAACGCCAGGCATCTCGCGCGCCCAGATAACGTAATCATGAACCGCTCCGCCAACTGGCGGGTTACGCTTGCGAAACAGCAAACGGTCAAGCAGCTCGTGAATAGGCTCGATATCAGTCCCACCGGTTATGCCGCTGGCCGCGACCGTTCCGACGCTCTCAACGCCCGGAATCGGTGACACAAGCGTCAGCTCACTCCCGGCATCGAGATTGCCCGATGCGCCGACGTCGTCAGCCTGAATGGTGACGCTCTGGATATTGTTCACCGGCGCACCGGCTTTAATGACGTGGTAACCCGCATCGTTACTGAACTGCATTTCCGTGTTCAGTGGGATGGGCCGGGAGCCTTTGAAGGTCACCAGTCCGGCGGCATAGGTTGCCGCCTTACGGATAACACCTTCAGTATTAGCGGTATCAATGATGGTCTGGTCGTCAGATTTCACCGAGGGGACAATCTGATCTGCAATCCATGACTGGTAATCGTAAACATCACGTACAGCACTACTGAACGACGTATTCAATGCCCGTTCAACTCCCACTGGTGGGAGCTTTTCATTAAGACCGATTTCAATATCCTGCTCACCGGTTTTAATTAACTGGCGTAACGTAGGCACATTAAATGGCATTCTCGACCGCCTCCCAGCGCTTTTTAATTTCTACGGTGAGTTGGGTTTTATCTGGCCGGGTCAGAATGATATTTAATGCCAGCCAGTACATTTGCGGAATTGTTGCCGTCACCTTTGCATTTCTGGCGTAGCCATAACGCAATAAAGGCTGCATCGCTAACTGGGCGTAGTTCTCAGCCCTCATGCGGATTTCTTCGGTCAGTTTTTCACGGTCAATGAGCCAGAGTTTCGAACCCCACTCAAAATCGCTGAAGGAATTTCCGGGCCAGCCGCGACGGTCATCAGTACCATCGGGTATTTCATCACTGATATCGGCCCGCGCATCAGTGAAAAGGCAGATGTACACCAAAGAAACAAGGCCCTCGTCAAACGAAAGGCCATTGTGGTTAATCTCTATGTCGCCGCCAGCGGGCAGGTGCCATTTTATTCTGATGGTCATAAGGGTTCGGTCGTATCTTCATTGTCCCCGTCCTTATGAATATGCTTAAGGAAACTTTTTCCCTTAATCGTAATATCATCATTGAAGTTGGCGGGGCCGGTGAAATTCAATTGTTCACCGATAATGCCGACTTCTTCCGTACCAACGAGATTTACCTTTTTCCCTGTTATTTCTATGACGCCATCTTTTTTCAGGCGAATAATATGACCTTCCTGATGATAAAGGAATACATCCCCTTCATCCCCTCCGCGTGGGCGCTTCCCTTTATCCTCGACGGCAATGGCCACCAGTCCACCGCGCCGCCCACCCACGGCCACGACGATGGCCTCCGAACCGACGGGCGGGACGCTGGAAAATCCGTAGTTCTGGAACCGCTCGACGTCGTCATTGGTCTCGTCAGCGAGCGATTGTACCTGCAGATTCTGCCGCCCGAGGCTATCCGTGACGATACGCACGACAGCGCGATCCACCATCAGGCGCAAACGACGCCCGAGGGCGGCGATAGAACGTGAAATATTCGCGTCTTTCAGTCCCATGTTGCCCCCACAGTGGTTTTCGATTTCGCTTTTTTGCCTTTCCCTTTCGCCTTTTGTGCTGGCATATCCAGTGATTCAGGCGGCACCAGTGAGAGTACCGTGATACGACCGCTGTCACCTTCCATGAACGAGACTGCTTTAATCAGCCAGGTAACATTCAGTTGCTGGATAGGGTCCACAATCGGGACCAGTATGTTTGGTTGCCATAGCGGACCGGTGGTGCCGTTCTCACGCCATCCCGCGACAGTGATTTCAGTGGTGGTGGCTTCGCCCATCATCCGGGTCTTGTACCATTCACCACGGGCGCTGGCACCGCCGACCGTCAGGCTTTCTTCATTCACCAGAATCTTTGGACGATATCGGGTTATCTCCGGGTCGCTGACAACCGCCTGACGCCCGCCGACCATCTTCACCGGCTGGTCATCCCATGTGGCCCCGCCTGCGCTGGCGGAACCCTTGATGATGTACTGGCTTGCACGTTCGCGCCAACTGAAGCGACCACGGGCGGCCAGAATGTTATCACCGAGGGTGAGGGTTACACCGGCCCGCTTACTTGAGGCGCGGGTGATGATGAGCCGTCCGAACGCATCGGACGTCACAAGAACGCCGCGCTGCTTGGCCAGACGGTCGAGGAGTTCAAAGCCTGTTTCACCCTGTTCCAGAGTGATACTGCCGAAAGCCTCACCGGTATCGGTCTCGTTGATCACCTCGATGCCGTAGGGCTTGCAGATAGTGGCGGCGAGCTGCTCTAGCTTCTGACCTTTCCATTGGCCAGACTTATCAACCACAGAGCTGTCCACCAGATCGCCGGTCTTGTCACGCCCCATCACACGCAGGGATACATTCTCCGCGTCATAACTGGGAATAAAGTCGTCGATATAGCCGGTCATGACCCGATCCTTACTGATGGAAACCGTGCAGGACTGACCCGGCTTGATTGCCCGTGGCGCAGCTGCTGACCAGCGAGCGGTAATGGTCAGATCAAATTCACCGGCAACGGACTCCAGTGACCGGTTGATGGTCATGTCTGTCCATCCGGCCCAGACCTGACCCGATACGTTCAGGGATACTTCTTCAGTCATTGCCGATGATCTCAATTGTCTGTGAAGGGGTAATAAACGACGGATAACGCAGGCGGTTACGTTTCACCAGTTCATCACGGTTTTCTGCGTTGCCGGTTTCCCGGTAGGCCAGCAGCATCACAGGCACCGTCTGTAACGACGTGACACGGCGCATTTCGGGGAGTTGTACGCTACGGATGCGCACATCATTGACCACGGCAAAACGCAGCTCACGCAGGGATCGCCACAGGTCACGCTGACCACTTTCAACGGCATCAACGGCCATTTCACCGAGCTGTTTCGCCAGTTGATCACCTGTCGTTTGTGCATCCTGACTGGTTTCAAAGGTCGCAGTGACCACAGTCTCTGCCTGTGCAACCAGTGTGGAGACAATCACCAGCCGCCTGAAGTCCTCGATATTGGTCTGCATGGCTTCGGTTGCTTCCGGTGTCGCGACGGGCATCACGCTGCTGGCAAAGCCGGTGGACGCGTTCACGCTGACGTTATCAGCCAGCGATTTCGTCGCGGCCTGCGCGGCGCGGTCACCTTTCCACTGATCACGCAACTGGTCGTAAACACGCAGGGCAAACGGCGGTTCTGATACGAGGTCCTTCATATCGCTAATGAGGTCAACCACATCACGGATGATTTCCCCCGGTGCAGCTGCAGCGATACCGGTCAGGTCCTTAAACCGGTTGAGTCGGTCCATCCAGTCATTCAGCGCGTCGGGGAGGGTCGGCAGGTTGCTGATGAGGTTCTGCATATCATCAAGCAGGGTGTCAACCATGCTGCCTACGCCATCCAGTGCCTCGAAGTAATCGCCGTTCTCCAGCGCATCTTTCACCGTATCAGCGGCACTTAATGCGGTGGCGCTGGTATCTTCAGTGGCTGACGGGAACAGCTGTTCGCCCGCCTCGAATACCTCAAAAGAGATGTACGCCACGCCGCCTTCCTCAGTCGAAAGACGATGAGTAACCCGGCCAGCCTGCACTTTCTGGACACCGAACCACGGATGGACCAACTCACCGGGGCCGGGGGTATTCAGCGCTGCCAGAAGGCGATTCATCTGTTCGATGTAGTCATTCCCCAGCAACACAGCGTTAATCTGCTCCTGCGTTAACACTGCGCCGTGGTCCTCAGTCCAGCCAACCTCTTTTTTGGGGTAAGCATGGGGAATGGCGCGACGTCCGCCAGTGCCTTCGACGTCGCGGAAAAAGAACGGAACGCCCCGGAACGAAGCATCACGCAGGTCTTCCCATTTAGTGGTGGCCATCATTCCTGCTCCATGTTGCTGACGCCAGACTGGGCGCTCATCGTGATGCCCGGCGTGTTGACTTTGACGCTGGTCACTTGTACCCGGTCATCCTTAACAGAGACCTCGATACGACCTTTTAGCTCGGCGGGTTGCTGGAACGGATAGCCCGGCTGGTTTTGCGGCTGCAGTGAGGCCCACGGTGACGGATCCTGATATCCAACTGGTGAGGGGGTTGGAGAAGTCAGCCAGTCTTTTATGCTTTGCCACATGGAGGGTCTTTGATTATTTCGCTGAACTTTTTCCAGAAGAGCTTTCTTGTCGTCCTCCGTCTGAGGGAAAGGCATCAAGTCTGTCAATTCGGCTGCGGTGTTTATGGCCATCCCGAGCAAGCCACCTTTATCATGTTTATTTGGGGGATAGCTTTTCCCTGGTAAATCGGTGCTATTCCCGCCAGACATACCATCTTTCATATTCACGACATACACAGGCATCACACCTGATCCAAAAACGTCAGCAACACCTTTAGGGATACCTTTAGATTTGCCACCGCCGAAAAGCTCCCACGCGCCTTTACCAATCTGAAATGCCTTGCGGGCGGCGATAACACCCCCGACCGCGATGGCAATATTCTTGCCGGTTTCCAGCCAGTTCTGGACGGTCTTCTGGTCTACCGAGTTGATGGCGTCGGCCAGCTCCTGCACGGGCTCCGCAAGATTGCTGTTCGCAAATTTTTTCCAGGTGTTGTTCAGAGATGACAAGGCCGAGGTGAAGTCTTTAGCAGCATAAGCGGCATCGTTCATAATTCCCTGGCCGTCGGCTACAACGCCGTTATAACGTTTAAGGTTCTCCGCGCCTTTACCGGACGTCACGCTACTCAGCAACAGGATACTGTCCTGATTGAAACCGGCACCCAGTAAGCGGGCGTTCTGTTTCTCCGCACCTTTGCTTCCGGATTTTTTGGCAATCTCCTGCATCAGCGTAGGAAGGGATCGCATCGTCCCGTCTTTATCAAAAACATTGATACCGTTCTGGCGCAATGTTTTGACAACTTTTGGGATTTGCAAATCTCGAATAAGGTTTTCAACTGCAGTGGAGGCTGTCGTCGTATCGCCGGTGGCATCGACCGCACTCTCCAGGGCAACGCCGACGTCCTTCACACCTCTGACGCCCGTTCCCCCGGCAGCGGCATACATTGAGAACGCTTTTACGCCGCGTTCGGCGATATCCTTCAGCTCAAATGCGCCCTCTTTACCGAGCTGATTCAGGGTATCCATTGCCTGCAGCGTCTGCTTTTCGTCGGTCAGGTTGAACTTCGTAAACTGAGAAAAGAGGCCACCAATGCTTTCACCTTCGGAACCAGAAGCCGCCAACGAGGCGGCCATGATGTTACGGTTCTTAAAGCCGAAATCGATATCACCGGTGACGGTCCCGACTTTCTCAATGGCGCTGACCACTTCGCTGTCGTCCACACGGAATTTGATCGCGGCATCCTGCAGACCGCTGAACATCTCGGCCATCTCTTTTTTAGTCTTCTCCGCTGCCAGACCCATACGGGTGATGCGGCGGTCTGTCGCGGCGAAATCTCGCAACATGGCGCTGCCGGCAAAGCCGGCAATCAGGGTGGTGTAGCGGTTACCCAATGCATCAAGACCACGACCTGCCGCCGCCGTGGTGGCTTTAACCACGTTCATTGCCCGCTCATTACGGCGGGCAAATTCAGACATGTTGGCTCCATACTGGCGGGCCTTCGCGGTCAGGTTACCTGCCAGATTGATGAGTATTTCAGTGGTGAGGCGGTTTGACATTTTGCTTCCTCAACTGCTCTGTCAGGCGCAGCAGCTGCCGTATAGGCAACTGCTGCAGGTAGGGCAAATCAAAACGTTGGGACAAATTGACGAGAAGGTTACTGAGCGCCGTCGCCAGCGGCGTCAGTTCGCCCCCGGTTTGCTGTCTCCGCGAGTAAGTCGTCCATCGCGCTGGCTTTGCTGGACAAGAGTTCAAGGTCTTCCGGGTGGAAGCTGTACAGCTGTTTAAGCGACAACGGGCCGGGGATATCACCAACGCTTAAAATCTGTTTACGCAACAGCGCCAGTCCCATCAGCACTTCGGAGCAATAGGCAACGGCTTTACCGTTGTCACCAATCACCACACGTTCTGCTTCAAGCTGCGCGTCAATAACGTCTTTCGAATTCAGCTCCCGGAAGGTAACGACGGAATGACGGGCTTCATCTTCGGTGCCTTTGCCGGTGATAAAGCCATGTTTCAGGGTTACGGTTAACTCAGCCATGATTTACACCTTCACCAGTTTGACGCCGATAAAGTTGGCGCTGATGGTGCCTGCGTCTTCATCCAGCGTCGCCGGATTGTCGGTGGCCGCGCCGGTCATCATGTAGGTCAGGCCGTTGTCACCCTCAAACATCACCGTCACGTTTTCCCAGTTACTGATTTCGATGACGTCCATATCCTGTGCTGCGGCGATGGTCATCTGGATCGAGGGACCGGCCATCTTGCGGGAGTTACCCCAGACCTTGCCGCCGCCCATATGCTGGGTGCGGGCATAGCCTCCCGGATTGAGGGTGGACTTACCCTCAGTTTTGATTTCGCGACCGTTGATACGAATGGCCGCCATACCCAGAATGCTCATAAACGCTCCTTAAAGTTTGAACTGGATGAGACCGGCCATCACACGCAGCTGATTGACCAGATTGGGGTGACAGATAAAGTTCAGGCGATTTTTGTCAGCACCATCGAGATACACATCAAGCGTGTCCTTGTAGTCTTCAAAATCTTCCACAAGGCCCGCCGGTATCAGCTCGCTCAGGGCAATATCCAGCAGTTCGCCGCGTGCAATTTTCGGTGTCATTATCGGTTGACCCGGATCAAGCAGGTCAAGCACATCGTCCCCGGCCAGCTTGTGGCGCGGATAGCGGTTGCTGAAGCGGTTTTTAATGACGTAGCGGATACGCCCCAGCGTCGCCGGTGACTGCACATCGAGGTAAGACGTGTCAGGGTCGCCGAACTGGTTCACGCGGTACATGGTGATTTCACGCTCGATGCAGACATTTCCGCCAGCATCAACGTAATTGGTGGCGATACCATCCTTCAGCAGCAGGTTACGCTCAGGCATATCCCAGCGAATATCTTTGGCCGGGGCCAGAATCCCTGTCAGCACCAGCGTCTGCAGCGGACGAGCCGGATCATTAGCCAGATAATAGGATGCAATACCGCCATAGGATGCCGCCCACAGCCAGTACGGTTGCGGCGCAAGATTGGTCCCGATACAGGAGATGAGCCAGTCATTACGGGTTTCGCCAAAGGTGCCCGATTCAGCATGGGTTCCACGGAACGCGGTCCACAGCTGCGCCTCAATCATCTTGAGTGGCCCCCAGCGTTCCAGCAGTTCATCACGAATGGTGTTGAGGCTCTGCGTATCGTTGTACGGGAACACAATATCGGTGTACCAGTCATCACCCAGCGCCGCCACGACAGCAGAAATATCCGGTGTGCCGGTGCCGCCCGTAAAGCCGGTAATGGCGACCTTTACACCTGCCGGTGACTGCTCGCCGGGGTAGTAGTTTAGGCGGGCGTCCATCCCGTTACCGGTGGCACCTTTCCAGTTCGCGGTCAGTGTGACCACACTGGTTGAAGCTGCTTTCAACGCGGCGGTGACCTGTGTCGCCGGTAGTTTATTCACGGCGGCAATAATGGCCGTGGCGATGGTGTCAGCGGTATCATCAGCGGCGACGCCGACCTGTACCGAAACACCATTGACCAGCAGAGCCAGTGTCCCCGCATCGGTAGCAGGTCCGGTGATGGCCAGTTCAGCTTTTGCGGCGTTACCTGCAGCAATATCCGCCATTCCCATCGCCCACAGCTCGGTGTAGCCGTTGCCTTTGCGGAGGGTTTTCACCATTTCCGCCAGCATGGAACCTTTGCCATACAACTGTTCGGCTGTACCGTCACTGGTGATGCGGTTCGACGTCAGCGCTGCCGCTGTACCGGTAGCGCTTTGCTGACCGATCACAATGATTTTGCGCGACTGCGCCGGGGCGCTGTCCAGCGCCTGAGAGTTATCGATATCAATGATGACCAGTGGGACACGGAAATCATCAGGAATATTGCCTAGTGACATATCACTTCTCCTTTACGGCTAGGGTCTTTGCGGTTTCAACCGGGATGGTGGAAATGACCACGTCGCCTTCAGCTTCCCGACGGTGCCACCACGAACTCATAGGGAGGTTCTCCCCGTCAGGTGAGAGGTGCTCCCCCGACGCTTTACGTACCTTCAGCCCCTCGCGGGCTGGCTTAATATGTTTTTTCATGGGTTTGCATCTCTTACGTTAATCGTGCCTTCAATGGACGTTTCACCGTCATTTACCTGCAGTGTTGCCCCCAGTCGCAGGAAGTCAGGGAGCGAAGCAAGGTCCACCTCATCATCCAGCCGGAATTCCTGTTCCCACGTTACCGCCCACATGGTCAGGCCCAGCTCGTTAAGTCCACCGGAATAGATATTGTCAGCGCTGACGGAAGTGGCCAGACGCTCGGCTTTCATACCGTTGGGCGCACCGCGCTGAACAATGCGGCGAACCAGCTTACCGACCAGTACCTCACAGCGGGTGTCACGTGAGTATCCCCACGCATCGGTGGCCATGATGTAAGCCGCCCATGTGACATCGCCGGTTGTTCCGCCTGCCTGATAGCGAATGTTGCGAACGCGAAGCGCCGCCAGACGGATACAACCATCACGATCTGACAGATAGGTTTTCACCTCGGCAGGTGTACTGAACTGGCCAATATGGCGCTCGATCACACTGACGCGGTCGGGCTTATCACCCAGTAAATCTGGCTTCAGCCATGCCACAATGTTCTCAGCAGCGGTGACCGTTGAGCCAATGGTCTGTAGCGGCGGACGTTCCTGATTACTCACGGGAGCACCTCTTTCCAGAAATCACCGATGACGTGCATCAGCTCTTCACTGTTTGCGTTGGACAGCCCGAGATACTCGCGCTGCGGGATATTCATCTGGCGCGTATGAGCGCCGACGGTTTGCCATACGGGATGCTTCAGCGCCCGGCCAAACGCCTGATGAATGAGACGCTGATGGGTACTGACTGACACGCTGCCGTCAAAGCCGTCCTGGTGAACGGCGCTGTAGCTGAGCGGCGACCCCACACGAACGTGGCCGCGCTCGACGATGTACTGGATGCTGTCGAGCAGATCGCCGTTCCCCTGCAGCAGGCTCTGATTCCCGTGTCGGGTCTGGCGATAGGATTCTGACCATTCCTGCCAGCGCTCGCCCGCCGGAGAGGTTTTCTCATCGCTGATGCGGCGGCGGGTCTGCGACTCAACGATGGCCCCGATACTCTCCAGCAGTTCCTGCTGCAGCGAACTGTCGGAGAGTTTCTCGATGGCCAGACGCATCTGCTGCAGCTTCTGTGCACCAGACACCTCGACTGAAATACCCATTACAGGACCCCTTTCAGGTTGTTGCGGGTAAACAGCCGTTTGTTGTCAGAGACGACAATCATCCTGCCGTTATCGGTCTCCTGGGCGGGGGTATCTGTCGGGAGACCGAGGTCGCGTGTGCCGTTCGCCATCTCTCTCAGCGTCTGGATGGCGCTGTCATAGCGTTTCTGAATCAGGTCGGTGATCTGATTGTCACGCTCTGACAGCCAGTAAAGTGCAATGGACGTCGCTACCCGATGAAGCGGGCGTGGTACGGTCGTGATATTCAGCGGGAGCTGGTAGCGTTTCGCCAGAAACGAGTTGATTTCCGCGTCGGCATCTTCGATGGCCGTGAGGATTTTCGCTTCATCCAGTTGATTGGTTGCTTTATCAACGGCCATATTCCAGACCAGTGACCCGTCTGTTGCCAGCAGGTCATCACGGGTAACGTAAAGGCCCATTTACTCTTCCTCCGCCACCGGCTGCAGTACCGTGACTTTCAGGTTAGGCTCAGCTTTCAGGCGCCCGGCGATTTCGTGGCTGATGAAACACTCCACGACCACATCACCTTCCAGCGCGTTCGCCTCGTTATCGCCTTCCGGGTCATCGCTGACAAAGACGTGCACCGGCTGACGTGGCCAGAACTGGCCACAGCGCCAGAAACCACGCTCAGAAATGGCGCGAACCTCCAGCACCTGAACATCATCGGTATGAGGCAACGCCGTAACGTTCATATTGAGAGCCGATGATTCAGCACCTGAAGTCAGCCCCTCAGCGGTGAGCGCTGACGCAATATCGCTCTGGGTCGAATTCAGTGATTCCGGCTGCAGCTTCGTTTCAGAGATGAGGCTCTCACTACCGCCACCGGCGGCGAGACCTTCAGGCGTCAATGACGCATCAACCATGCCGGGTTCTACATTGACGGGGGACGTACCCACCGCAACGTAATGCCCTGGCAATGTGACTGACAGTTCAGTTCCCGGCGCGTGAGGTGCATCAACCTGTGCCACTTCCGGCGCTGAAACCTTGCCAGCGCGACCTTTAGCGCTTTGCTTACCCGTTGCTTTTTCTTTCGTTCCACTCACTGTTCCATCCTCGTTGAAGGTGGGTTACAGCAGACTTAAAGCCTGCTGTAACGGTTTAAATGCGGATCAGTAATTACGGTGCCGGAGCGGCAGGCGTGGTAATGAACGGGGTATCAACAATGTCCACGTCTTTGTAGTAGATGTTGGAGTCGCCCCCATCAACCAGCATCGCGTCGATGATCTTCTTCGCGGCGGCCCGGTTGTTCGGGCCCACGACCAGCGTGGTCGGACGGATACCCAGCGGCGTACCGGAATCGCGTTTCATCCCCTGTAGTACTTTCACCGCCTTTTCATAGTTCGCGGTGGTGAGCGGCGCTCGGGAAGCGACAGCGGTCTGCCAGAAACCAAAGCCGACGTTACAACGCCCATCCACACCAAACAGAAACTCGTTTTGCAGGAAGGTATGTTCGCTGTTGAGATCATCCAGCGATTTAAAGTCAAAGGCGCGGCGCTTCTGGTAAATGATGGGTTTCAGGACCTGAGATTCATCAATCAGGAACCACGGTTCGCCGGTCTCGGTGCCATCACCCACGATATTGCTGTAGGTACTGCCCGCCATCGGATGGTCGGTATCAAAGAAATTCTGGCCGTCAAAGCACAGGGTGGTGAATCCGGCGACCAGTAGCGGGAAGCTCAGCGTATCCGGGAACTCGGCGATCTGCTGGCCAAACGCCTGAGCAATGACGCTGAACTGACCAATCTGATCGTCTTCAATATTTTCCCGTTTAACACGGATGGAGTTTTCCCACGTCTTGTTCGGGATGGTGTAGCCCTGCTGGGAAAGCAGTGCCAGCTGACGTTCGCCAACCCATTCTTTAATCCCCGGCAAATCAGACAGCCAGCCATACGTATTGGATGCGGCGCTGCTCGGGACTTCGGTCGCGATGCGCAGATATTGAGGCTTGATGCCTGCAAGACCTTTGGTAAATGCAGCGCTCAGTGACGTGGAAAGCGCGTGCAGGATTTCTGCTGACGGTTGCGGCATTCTTATTGCTCCTGTTTCGGTTTAGCGGCCAGAAACTCTTCTTTGGTGACGCCCATGCTGCGGCACATCGCCAGTTCGGTTTCGGTCAGTTCGGTCTGGCCCTTGTTCTCTTTCCCTTTGGTCGGGTCTGCGTTGACCAGTACCGGGGCGGTTTTCATGAAGTCGGTAAACTGCTGACGGCCTTCTTCAGTACGGCACAGGGCCAGATACATATCGCGGTTCGCCGGGGCAACCTTTCCGGCAGTCACGGCACCATCAACCAGCTCGGTGGCGTTTTTGTCATCCAGCGCCTTAAGGCGGCTTTCTGCCGTCTCCGCACGGTTCAGCGCCAGCTGATGAGTCTCCACCGGAATAAACTTCGTCAGGTCCGGGTTTTGTGCGCGGTTCAGCGCGACCGATTCGCTGTTCTTGATGGTCTGGATAGCTGACACGGCATCCTCAATTGACGCAGTCGCAGTCAGTCCCAGCACCGTGGCAATCTGCACAGGTACAGTCATAGTGTTCTCCGAGTTAAGCGCGGGTAAATACAGGTTGGGTTTGTTGGTCAGGCCGACGCTGGACAGCAGCGTCACCTGACCTGTTGCGAGATAACGGAAAGCCGGGCTGTAATAGAGGTACTTCTTACCCCTGACCAGAGCCTCGCCGTCTGGTGTCCACTCCACGTGCGCATCGATGCTGCCATCAGCATTAACGCGCATGGAATCAATCCATGCGTAGGCCGGGGCTTCTTCGCCTTTCGGGCCAAGTAGCTCGGTAGAGTGTTCGATATCAATCGGTAATTTGGGATGGCTGAACGAAGCGGCACTAACTGCTGCTGGGTTGTCGTTAATCCATGTCCGGCCATCACGACCGGTGAAGGAACCCGCCGGTATCATCGGCAACCATTCCGGCAACGGTGTGCTGGCATCCGTCAGGTCAGGAAGCTCAAAGCACAGGGCCAGAAATTCGAGTTGTGTTGCAGGCTTTGGCATGGTGCTGTCCGTCGTAAAGGTAACTGACGGACAGTATGAGGAAGGCATAAAAAAAGCCGGATTTACCGGCTTCACTGTAAACGCAGCGGGAAACCCCGTTCAAACGGCGTTTAAAACCTCTGTGACGCGTTTAAGAAATTTTCAGAGAATCATCGTATCACAAATGTCGTTATTGTCCTCCTGAGCGTTTCAGGCGGTTCTTCGGTTGGTTCACTGGTTACTGTCAAACACGTCCTGTTTCACCTTCAGTTGACGCTCCAGCTCAGCCTGACGCCCCGTTCCCGGATTGTAGTCCCAGCCGGGGTCAATCCCTTCAGGCACCATCTCTTCCTCACCGGTACGCTTATTGACCCACTTACGCCGTTTTATCGCCGGAGCCTCGGTGCGCACCGGTACGGTCTGGCGAACCACATGGCCGGTCGGCTGGCCACTGGCGTCGAGCTGCTGCACGTTGCGGGTGACACCATTCACTTTCAGCTGTTCATACTCATATTTGCTGACCTGGCGGAGTAGACATTTGCAGCCCCATCCGTTAGGGCAGAAATGAGTCAACCAGAACGGATCATCAACCGGCAAACAGAGGTCCGCCCACTTGAGGTGCTCGGCGCGGTGCTCACGGGAAGGACCCAGTGTATAGAGCAGATAGGGCATTGCTCGTTTCGTTCGCTGAATACGTTCCCACTGACCCGCGCTGCGGGCCGTTCTCATGTTGGTGTCGTAGATAGTACGCAGACGCCTGTCGCTGCCGAGCTGTACCAGTCTGGTTTCACTGGTGAGCGGGTCATCCATTAACTGCTGTCCCCACCATCCGCGCTTCACCAGTAAGGGCCTGATGACCTCGCGGAACTCAGCGAAAGACTGACCGCTGGCCATCGCTTCTTCGACCAGCGCCTTGACGTCGGAAAGCAGATCGAGCTGCGTCATCTTCGCCACGGTGAAACCGATGCTGTGCTCCTGCTTCCAGACATCACGATAGTCAAAGCCCGGCGTCAGCTTTTTAGACTTCAGCCAGGACAGCGCCTCTTTCGGGATAATCGTTGTTTCAGCCATCGTGACTGTCTCCCAGTACCCGCGCTTTAAAACTCAGCATCGCCAGCTGCTGCACGAACTCGGCAGGCTCCAGCGTATTCTGCAGTTCAGGCAGCCGCGCCAGAAACTCTTCATAACTTGTCACCTCCTGCGCCAGCTGCAGCACCGGAATGGTGAACGCATCGCCGGTTTGTTCCCAGTCCTTCAGGGCATCATTGACCATCAGGTCAATCTCATCCTCCTGCGAACGGTTGAGCGCGATACGCTCGCGGTTCAGTGCCGGTGCCGGAGTGAATGCGGAAAAGCTGTTCGACGGCGCGAGGATGTTGGCGTCTTTTTCCGGTTCAGCCAGACCGAACTTGTCCCGGATTTCAGACTCCTGCACACGCAGACCCCGGTCAATTAACGGAATCAGCGCATCAACAAACGATTTAAGATCTTCCGGCTCGCTGATGGGTAGCTTAACCAGTGGATACCGTTCCTGTGGCCCGTAGTTGAACTGGATATAGGGACGGACCAGAGACTCATTGAGGGTGTTCTCCAGCTGCCTCGCATCCCATTTGGCGATATCCATACGAACCTTGTCATGCACGTCAGCCTGTGCGCGTGAGCTGCCATCATCGGTGGTCATCGTCTGACCGAGCACCGCCTTGCTGGTCTGGGCGTCACACCATTCCGCCATCTCTTTAAACAGTGCGCCACCACCGTTGCGGCTGGCGGTTTCCTGCATATCCAGCTGCATACTTTGCGGAATGGCGCAGCCTGCATCAGATGCAATGGAGGCGATAGCATCGACCAGCGTCTGGATCTGTTCGGGGGTGGCATTGCTGCCGTACTTGCCAACGACGATCGGAATGCCGAACTTCTCCGCGAACGCCCACCAGTCACGCACGGTGAATGACTTCAGCATGTACATCACCGCCACCAGACGAGCCAGACCATTACGCAGCGGTAAACCTGACTTCAGCCGGGGATAGTGCATCACGTATTTCCCCGGCGTCAGGGGAATACCGTCCACCGGTTGCTCGTCGGTCAGCAGACGAAACTCTCGCAGCGTGTCGCTGTCGGGTTTCAGGAACCGCGGATCAACCCACTCATAATCGCGGGGTATCCAGACATCACGGGTACTCCACAGGATTTCACAGACCCCCACGCCTTTACCAAGGCCATCAAGCAGATCAAATAACAGCTCAGGGATTTGCGGTTGTTCCATCAGGTTACGCACAGCATCAGCCAGCAATACGTCATGCTCATCGTCACTTGCTGCCTCGACGCTGGGGACGATACCGGCCACGGTGAGCTTGCGGGTACGCAGTACGCTGGCATAGTGCAGGTCCCGCTCTTCCATCTCTTCAGCAAGGATGAAGTAGTCCCGCGCGTTCCCTTCGGTCACATTACGCAGGACCCCGGCCAGTCTCGCCGGGGATAAGGTACTCGCCACGCTGATACCGGCAGAGGGGGATCTGACGCTGGCACGTTTTGCCCGCGCTTCGGCCTGAGCCATCTCGGATTCATTAACGGCGACGGTTTCATCGGTTGCCGGGTTAAGCATACTTCTGATCGCGCCGGTGAGTTTTTTCAGCATCAAAGCAGTCCTCGTTGATTCTTAAGGCCACGGGTGATGCGCAACTGCCGTTTACCGTCGCGGTTGCGCTGCTGTTGCGGGGTGTTGAGGCGATGCAGCTCATAACGCTGACAGTCCTCTTTACTGGCCAGAAAAGCCAGGAAGATGGCATAGGCGCTGTCGCCGTGTCGCTTATGGCCATCGCTGCCGGTGTTCTCCCGGTCATCAATTCCCGGCACCCCCCGGAGGATCACAATCTGGCCAAGGTCGCTGATCACGTCTTCATGCTTCGGCAGGACCAGCTCATCGTCTTCGAACGCTGACTTAAAGCGGGGCATGTTCTCGCGATAGTGCGCAACGGATGGCATGACCACTTCGACTTCATCGCCATACTTTTCAGCCGCCTGTTCCGCCAGATAGTTACCGTTACCCCGGCCATCCAGCTTGATACCGTCACGACGCGGGAGCTGGTCGCAGATAAAGAACAATGCCTGTTCCTGCTGTTTGTAAGGCACGTTCGCCAGCTCGACCAGAAACGGTACGGTACGGGTGGTATCGTCATTGACGGTCATCGGGGCAAACACGGTCAGGTGACCTGATCGCGCGAAGTCCTCACCGAGGCAGTGGCGGAGGTTTTGCGGGAGCGTATTCAGCTCAGGCTGGACAACCTTCTCCAGCCATTCCTGCATTTCCCCAGCGCGTATTCCTTCGGGGGTGGCGTTGAATTCGGTCGTACCGGTGAAGCGCAGAACGGGACCGGAACCACGCGCTGCCCGCTCGCGAACGGAGCGGGCCAGATAGGTTCCGCCGCCGTTCTTCGGCTCGCAATAGTATTCCTCGCGGGCGTCTTCTTCGGTCGCCGTATCACTGAGCAGGTTCGCCAGCCATTCATCCTCAGCATCAGGTGTCCACGCCTTTTTGGTGACCTGACAGATACGACGGTACAACCCCTCGTTGATTGCCAGCTCGATATCAATACGGTGAACGGAATAGCGTTTTTTTCCTGCCCGGCTGTCGGTAATGATGGTGTTGAACAGGTTCTCAATACCGTTATGTGTGGAGATCAAACGCACCTTTGAACCCCACATGGTCAGCGCCAGTGCAGCTTTCAATACGGCGGCGAGGTCTTTCTGGAAAGCGGCCTCATCGATGATGACATTACCCTGCATACCGCGCAGGTTCGAGGGGTTAGAAGAGAGCGCTTTGATTTTGAAACCGCTGGCGAAATTGATGACGTAAACCAGAATGTCCTTGTCTTCGTCTTCCAGCACCTCTTCGCCAATATCGGACGCGGCCCAGTCGTAAGCCTTCGCCCACATCGCGCAAGCGTCGATAAATTCACGTGCCATGTCTTTGGTGGTGCCAACATAGAAGGTGTCACATCCACCGGCGCTGACTGACATAGAGCCATTGAGTGCTGCCTCTGCCGCCTCCGCCCACGTCAGCCCGGTACGGCGTGATTTCTCGGCAATCTTGAGCTGGGCCGGGTCGGCTATCCAGCGGCGTTGGTAAGGAAGCAACACCTGATCTGCGTCGAACTCACCGGCAAGGATGGCGGACGCCGACTGACTGCGCAGTAATTCATGTTCCCGCGAGACCGTGACCATTACGCAATCCCCAGAATCTGGCGGCGAATATCAGCAGCCGTATCAGCAGACAGCCCGGCCTGTTTGGTAATTTTCTCCGCCTGCGCGGCGGCTTCTTCGGCGAATGCCTGGCGGATCTCTTTCTCGCGTTTGTGGCTGGCCATCGCGGCAGCTTCCAGACGCTGCGCGACCAGCGCCAGTTGGCCAAGGGCTTTCGGTTCGACGGTCTCCTCGCTTTCGGCCATCGACATAGAGGTTTCAAAGGCCAGCGTCTTCACGAACTCCATCAGCAACTTGCCGACGTCAGAGGTCGGGGCGGAGCCCAGCTTCGCCGCCCAAATCTCGGCCATCTCGCGGGAGGCGCGAATTTTTGCGCCGACCGTCTCCATACGGCTGGCGTAACGGTTCAGACCGGTTCGGCTGAGTTTCATCTCTTCCGGCAGGTTGTGACCGTCGATGAGTTCGTTGATGGCTTCGCGGATCTCTTCCTGTGTATGGCGCTTTTCACGCAGCATCTGATGCAGCTGCTCGCGCACGCTATCCGGTAACAGGTCGATTTTTGACGCACGGCCACGGGTCGGACGTTGTTCAGCGGTCACGCTCGCTCCTTAGCTATCCGGTCAGCAAAATTTTTACGGGTGACCACAATGTCTTTCTGCAGCAGCTGCCAGACACGGCGGGTTTCAGGATCAGAATTCAGAAACATATTGAGGTAGCTGTCGGGCGCATCCCGGTTATAGGGTTTGCCGGTCTTCTCTTCGACAAACTTTGCCATCAGGTTCGCCTCGATATCAGCGCAGACGAACGCGGCGGCCAGTTGCCTGATGGTGCGCCGCGCGGCGGCGGGTAACGGTTTTTGTTTTGTCATCGTCAGCCCCTCGCGCGGGGTTTTTTCACACCCGGAACGGTGGCCAGACCGTTGGCCGCGTCGTCACCACGCCCGGTGATACTGGCCACATAGCACCCGGAGACGTCGGTCAGGTTAACCAGCCCCTGTTCCTTCAGCCATGCCAGATGTGTGCGCACGGTATCGCGGGAGACGCGATGGCCATAGGTCTGCAGGCAGGTCTGCAGAATCGACTCGTTGGCGCTGTCACCGCATTCGATAAGGGATCGCAGAATAACCAGGCGCTGGTCCTGGTCGAGAATGTCACGCATAGTCACCTCTTATTTTTCCTTCAGCTCATTTTCCAGAAGCAGATCGCTGACGTGTTTCACCTGGCGAATCGCCGGGCCCAGTTCGCGCAAATCGCCCCGCAGGTTGCTCATCTCCAGCTGCAGCTGGTGAAGGTCTTTCTGATTCGGTAAACCCGCGATGGTGTTCTCCAGTCCCTGCAGGCGGGTACGCAGGAGATCAAGTTCCTCACGTTTTACGTAAGTCTTCGCCAGCAGGAGCTGGATAACGTTCACCCCGGACATAAACAGCGCCCAGATAATGGCCCAGTTAGACTTAATGACTTCCCAGTCCATGCTTCCCCCTGTTTTCTCTGATTGACTGACAGGTGATGCAGGTCGCCACGGAGGGCAGCGCCCGGAGACGTTCAGCCTGAATCGGTGCGCCGCAGTCATTACAAAATCCGTCATTGTCCGGCTGCTCTTTAATGCGGTTTAAATGGCTGTTTAAGACCCGTTCCCGCTCTTCCATTTCCAGATCGCTGGCGCGATCAAACGCTTTAGTCATTTACCCACCACAGCCTTGTGTTTGCTGGATTTGCTGTACCGGGCGAAGCCGTCCAGAGTCCTGAATCCCAGATAGCCCAGCGCCGGGGTCGCGAGCATCAGCGCGATATCCCAGTCAGGCTCAGGCATAGAAAAGGCGTGACCAAAGGCACCGGCCACCGCGCCAGCCTGCTGGCCGAGAGACATGATCATCACGTAAGCAATGCTGCTGTAGAGCGAAAGGCGAGCCATCAGAGGACGGGTCTGGCGAACATATTCATCCGTAGCGTTATCACCATTACGGATGGTTTCCTGCTGTTCATGCTGTGCCGCCTGCTGGTCAGCCATTTGCGCCTTGTCCCGCTCCAGTTGGAGCTGCTGCAACTGGACTCTGAGGGTTTCAATCTGGACAAACTGCTCGGGCGGCAACTGCGCCAGCTTCTGTTCCAGCACGCGCTGCTGGTCTGTCGGGTTGATGGCACCGTTGACGGTTTCGACAATGCTGGCGACGGAGTCCGCCGCTTTAGCGGTATCGCTGCCGAACCAGCCCCCCACAGTACGGACCAGTGAAGGACCAGCTTTGAGCAGTACTGAGGCGATGGTGGATAGCGTTATCGGATCCATTTAAATGGCTCCTTACGCGAGACCCAGAGGGCGAAAAGGATTGCAGTCAGGCCAGCAAGCGGAGTCCCGAAAATGATGATCGGCTCTTTTGTAAAAACCGGCGCTATGGCCAGAAGCAACAAACCTATACCCCAGACAAGCCAGGACAACACCGCAGCCCATTTGCTGATGGCTCGGGTGGGCTGCAGTAAGCGATAAGGCAGATTCCCCATAGCGATGCTGATACAAACCAGCAAGGCACCAGCAAAGGTGAGCCACCAGACCGCAAACGCCTGACGACCATTGAAGCTACAGAAAAGCAGGGATAGCCCCACCAGAATGATCACCGTCCAGCCGGACTGAAATACCCGGAGTAATGCCAACTTCAGCCAGTCGGTATTCAACGATTTAAACATTATGTTTTTCCTTGTATCGCTGGCATTGCCAGACGATGTCTCTTATATCGACGGAGTCCCAGCCTTTGCGGTAATAGCTGGCATGAGTACCGTCGCAGCCTGTGTAGTCACGGGGAACGGGCGGAGGGCCACCGGCAACCCGGTGAAGCACCTCCTGACGGAGACGATCACGCCGTCCCACACGTAAGGTCTCCTCCCAGCCTTTACCCATATCAGTTGCGTGGCTCGGAAACCTGACCGCCGATGACCTCCTGACAGGCGTTCGCCAGTTCGTCGAGGCGGTTAAACCAGCCATTGAGGTATTTACCCTGTGCTGGATTGGCTTTGATGATGTCGGCGTAATAACGGGAACGGCGCAGGAAGCAGCGAGTCAGGAGCCATTCACCATCAGCCCCAATCACTGCTTTGGTGGTTTTGGGGCCGACAATGCCATCAGCGGTGACGCCGACCGCATCCTGCAGTAACTGGATCGCTTTTTTAGCGCCATGCTGAACAGAGGAGTCAAAGACAAAAAGTGAGATACCGTCCGGCCAGTCGGTGCAATAAGCCGGGTACCAGTAATCGCGGAAATAAATTTGCCCGGCCTGTTCTTCGGTGAGGTCTTTAATTCGGGTATCGGGTTTACCGTCGCCATCGACGTCGATTTTACCGTCGGCTATTCCGTCGCGTTTGTCGGAAATACCGTATTTCGTTTCACCGCCTTTATCGGTGGGGTCATTAACATAACCGCCTTCACGGGCTAGAACGAAAGAAAGCGCGTGTAAAAACGCAGGGGAAAATGATGATGTTGTCATGCCTGTACCTTTCAGGGGAAAGTGAATCTGACTTTTCCCATTTTGTTGCAGGCATAAAAAAAGCCGGATTTACCGGCTTCATTGAAAATGATTTTAAAACAATATGTCTCGATAGTTGTAAAGCAAGAGCATCGCGACAAGAACAAACAATACTATAAATCCCTTACTTTTGTCTGTTTCTGCTGGGTTATTCTTTGCAGTAGAAATTAATGAACTCCTACGGAACAAATATAGGAAGAACGGGAAAATCAATAGACAAAGGATTCCCCATATTACAGGGTGAAGTCCTTTCCTGTACCCTTTTTGAATACCGTCAGTGACAACATAAGTGCCAATCTTGTTATTTGCAGCGTCAAAAAACACCCAAAACACACATACAACAATTACAACATCAATCAATATCCCGCCCATCACTCAATCACTCCATGTCTAGAGAATATTGCCTTTTGCTCACTTCAAGCCTTCGCATTCGCTTGATAGCTTTATACACCGTTTTATAGGTTACCTGGTAGCGCTCAACCAGTTCAGGGATGTTATTACCCTGAAAATCACGCCAGATGCGCATATCTCTGACAAGCTGCTCCAAAACCTGACCGCGAGGAAAGTAAACCTGCATCCCGCCGATTTTACTACTGATGGCGGCCACCAGTTCGATGGAATGACGCGGGTCATAGCCCAGACGTTCCAGTTCCCGGCGTAATAGTGCATTTAGCTCAGACAGCAACGAGGGAAAGCGGGAGCTCTCCATCTCATCATCGATGTGGTCCAGAATGCTGTCGTCCTGAACATCACCAAAGAGATCATCACTCATTTTTTCCACCTTTTGGCCACCTCAGCGTAACCGCTGCAGATTGTGTCATAGTCCCGACTTTCATCACCGGTGACAGGATTCTCCGGTAGTCGTGCATGATGGGCCAGCATGGCCTTTTTCATTTCCCGGATGTGCCATTGCTTCAGGCTTTCAAGCAGATTGTCTTCCGTATCTGGCCGCAACCATTCAAGACTGGAGACACCTGCACCACCATTTCGGATGCGCGTCTGGCGCTGAACAAAACGATCAAGCGCAATATCGCTGTCGTCCCGGATAAAACCGTCGTTGAACATCGTTTTCCATATTGCCCTGACTTTAAGGCTTGTCGCTGATGGTGCTGACATGCGGCGCTTCGAGCGCACATTGGGCTTACTTTTAAATCCTTTGGATTCCAGCGCCTTAATAACAGACTGAAGCTCGGCAATGGTCATATCGCGACAACTGGCTTTACCGGGAACCACCGCCCCCAACAGGGAGCGATAGGTTTCATCATCAAGCGCGAGCTGATTTTTTGCGATATGGATAATCTGGATTGCATTTGCACGGTTCATACGCCATCTCCCGCTTGCTGGCGGTCGGCGAATTGCTGTTCGCGGATCATCTTTTGCGCCGCCTGCATCAGCAGACTAACTGCCATTCGTACCCGTGCAGCTGCGTAACGATTACTGGTCTTTGTGTCGCGATAAAGCGTGTCGGCCAGTTCCAGTTGCTCGGAAACCTCTTCAAGCAGACCCTGAACTGACGGACCGAACGGGCTGACCAGTTGTGATTCAACACCAACACCGACAACCTGAGCCAGTCGGGTCATTTTGCGATTTTTTTCATGGTCAATCATGGGACCCATTCCGTTATGACGTAGCTGTTCAATCATAATTTCGACGTCCGCGGCTTCTTCGGCAACTTTGGTGCTGTCAGTTTTCTTGTTCAGAAAACGCGAACAGGAAGCGGCGAGTTCACTGGCTTCTTCAGAAAGCACCAGCACCTGAGATTCAAATCCCCATTTAGATAAGGCCGCATCATAAATAGCAGTATTTTTGGTGTTCATAATAAGTCCTTACTGAATTTCGGCGTGAGCAACCCCACGGCGCTGACGCCGGAAATTAAACAAAGTTAATTAATGAATATTCAGAGCTTGGCTAAATCCAGTGATATTTGCTTATATACACCATCTGGCTGGCGTTCATATAAGCGTAAATATTGACTGGTCCCGGTCACCTGAATTGCATCAGCTACCGCGTCCATAGCCTCATTCCATTTCGGGTCATCGATATTCAATTGACGTAACCCCAGTACCTGATTGATATCAATCTTGCCCTGTTTATTCACGCGGAAGGCATGATCGACCAGCGCCATGATTTTTTCATCGGCACCACCAGACCATTCACTGATACAGGTATCTATCAGCTTTTTGGCGGCCTGAATGCGTTCGTCAAAGACGCGGTGCTCACCCACGGCGCGAACCAGTTTATAGCGGCCATCAAAGCTAACCAGCGTGACATTTCCCTTAGTCCCGCCATATTCAACGCCATACTCAGCAGCGGACAGGTCAATGAAGTCGCCAATCTTTGACATTGATTCAATCTTGAACTCAGCCAGTGCCTGACGTTGCTGGCGGGCAGCAGAGACGATGCTCAGTACAACTTCATCACGTAACATATCCAGCGGTTTAATCTGTGACTCAGGGACATAATGACCCTGTGCATTTACGCGATATCCCTCAGGGATGCTGTTTGCAGTATTCATAAAACCTCACTCAATTAATTAGCACCTGAAAACACGATATTTGAAACGGCTCGGTTACTTAATTCCATTTTCTCAGCGATAACCGGAATGGTTAGCCCCTCTTTATAAAGCTCACGGCAAAGCCATGCGTCATGGTCGCTGGCGGTCTGAACCTGAACTGATATTCCCCAGCGGTTCGCCTGCGCGCAAATGGCTGAACGGGTCCGGTTAATATGATTACCCATTTCCTGCGCAGTCATTTTCCCTGCATTATCGCGGACAAACTGAATTTCTTTTCTTGTCCACATACGGCGACTTTCCATTATTACCTCCAGATAATCCGACAACCATTGAACGAAGCGACCCAGATTGATCGCGTTCCCGATTTATCACGCTCGACAATGCGAACCGCTTTTTCCAGAAGCTCAACCGGAGGACAGGACACTTCCAGTACCGGACGAGCCGGGGATTGCCGGAAATCGGTAACCAGACAGCCTTTTTTGTGCAACAGCGCCTGTGTGGCCATAGCCTGCCGCACATGTGAAGAAATCAGTTCAGGAAACATCGTTAGCCCCTCAGTAAAGTTGAAACATCAACATCCAGATCCAGATCGCGGAATGCTTTCAGAATGTATGCCTCGTTCACCGTGTCACCGGCACCGTGTGCGGTCATTGCCGCCAGCCGCAGGGAGTGACTGAGAATACGCAAAGCCCCCGGTTTCTGCGCTATCTGCTGCAGCAGTTCGCGCTCTTTCTCGCCGTGAATTTGCCAGGCATCAGCAATGGCGACCACATCCGCTTTTTTGGTCTTATTGATGGCCACGCGCTTGGCGATGCGGGAGAACAGCCGGGCGAACTCGACGGTACGATTTCCCCCGGTCATGTTGGAATAGACACGATGGTTACCCATCAGCACCATACCAACGCGGGTGGCCTCCTGAAGCAGTCGCAGCTCTTCCAGCGTCTCAGCGCCCAGATGGTCAGCCTCATCGATAATGATGAGGCCCTGAGTACCATCAAGGCGGCGGCGCAGCGAACGGGCCAGAGGACCTTTGCGACGCGGTGCATCGTTCATCCCCAGTTCATAAGCCAGCTCGGTCAGACACTCCAGAACGCTGGCACAGGCTGGCGTTACCGTAATCATCCAGACGTTGTCATTACTACGGCGGTATTCACGCGCCGCTTCAGATTTACCCACACCGGGGTTACCGCAGACCACGCCGATACACTCGGTGAGGTGCGCATAGCGGAACGCTGTCCAGATTTGTTTAACGGTCGGCGTCTCAATAAAGCGCGGGGGCTCCGGCAGTTCGGCGGCGGAGTGTTGTTTATCAATCCAGCGCTGCAGGGCTTTTTCCACACGGTTGTTATCGCCGGTGTATTTGTTATTCATGAAACCACTGATCACGCTTGGGGAAAGTCCGGTTTCACGGCCAACCTGAGCAAAAGTAAAACGAGTACCATCTACGAGGTTGCGCAGAACCTCGCGAATATCAGTAATATTCACGTGAGACATAATTCTCTCCATTATTTGAATGTCATTTAATCGCTATTAAATAGCGTTTTTACGTTTATTTGATTCCAGAATATCCAGCGAGTTATTCAGAAACTCATCCTCGCTGTATTCAGCCTCTTCGACTTCCGCCAGCATCACCGGAGATGCGCTTCTGGTGGGGCGGTACACGTTACCGTGCAGCCATTCCTGCGCCTCAGGCGCTGGTAGGGTATGAACGTTCTCAGCCTCAGCCAGGCGGACTTTTTCCTCTCCACGCTGACGCATCCCTTTGATACGCTGCTGACGCTGGTGATATTCGGCAGTAACCGGGAATGCCTGCTGTTTATTGCCATCCCAGATAGCCTCACAGATAAATGAGCCATCGAGGCGACGAATAACGACTTTTGTTGCGTCATGAATATCGTAATTAACGAGCACTTTATTACCGTGCTCGTTATTCAGCTCAGCCGAGTAATACAGGTTGTTAAACAGACGAACCTCGCAACGATTCACGGTACGTTCAATCTGTGGCATGAACATCTCACGCAGTTCCAGATCTGACAGCCATTCAATTTCAGTGGCTTCTTTTTCCAGTTTGTAACGGCGGAACTGTGCCGGGGTGAAATGCTCACCATCGCCGCGCAGCGGCAATGAATCATGAGGACGGTTGTTGTACCATTCCACGCCCGCTTCAATATGTTCTATCAGTGATTCCCACGATGGGAGATCGCGCAGCGTCTGCTGCTGTCTTGCACTCAGCTCTTTGCCCTTATTAGCCGCGTTCGTCGCGGACTGTAGCGCTTTGGTCATGCGGCGTACCGTGCCACGGTCTGCGCCGGTGCCGTAATAGGTTGCAAACTGACGCGAAATACGCATGGCCAGCGAGCGGTTAAGGCGTTCAATGATGCCTCGCCCCTGTGGGTTCTCGGGGATACCCAGCCGGTGATCGATACCGAGGCGGGGTAAAATACCCGTCAACTCGGCATCGAATGTATTGTTGGTCTCACCACCACCGTTATCGGAGTAATACAGGAACGGTTTTCCGTGATTTTTAATGCCGTGGCGCAGCGCGTCAGCAACGGCAATCACGCTTTCAGACAACGCCAGACTCCATCCGACAATGAAGCGGCAGCTCCCGTCCATGATGAATGTGACTTCAGGTGAGAACGGGTTTCCGTGGTCGGGATGAGCCACTTTCATTTTCATGCCGTGACCGTCGCCAATCCACACGTAATTAACCGGAAGTGATTCCCAGTCACGGCGGACAAAGCCCTCATACTGACGGAACTCGCTGCCGGTGATGCGGCCTTTCTGCTTAACAACAACAGGTAATTTATTCATGGCGTAGCACACCTGATCGTAAGAAGGGATCGCCGCAGCCATCATGGTGTCATCCTGATAACGCTGGGCCCATTCAATGGCAAAGTCGTCATAGGCTTCCTGAATGCCCCGGCCATCCGGGCGACGGTAAAAACTCAAAAATTCAGGTAACCATTTAATTTCTTCAGGCTTAACAATCTGACGCTTACCGGGAGCCAGCATAAGCAGGCGTTCTGCCGGTGAGCGGGTCTTATTAAAATCTGCGACCCAGCGTTTCAGCGATATTTCACTCAGCGAACGAGAAGCACCTTTTTTGGCGTTCGCAGTAGAAACAGCCTCCGCGAGACGCACAGGCAGCTCGCCAGTCTGTGCCTGACGCACGATTTCACGGATAGCTCTAGCCCGGCTGTACCCCGGAAGTTCACCGAGACGCATGGCCTCCACGACCAGCGCCATACGTGCATCGGCGGTCTCACGTTGCGCAGCTGTCAGAGCGTTCAGTTTCTGTTCCATCAAGGCCGGGCACTTACGATAAACCGCGATTTTACTTTCCTCGGCACCTTTAATCCGAGGTGTCGCCGGTGTGACGGCTGTGGCGACAGGCAGCTCTTTTGGCGAACCGTTCATCAGTTCTTTAATCTGGCGAGCACGTAGCGCTTTCTGAGCAGTGTCAGGAAGGCAGTCAATGTGATATTCGAAAGCCTTTGTGCCCTGACGCTTGCGCACAAGTGCTGGCGCATCAGCCGTCCGCTTGTTCATCATCCCGCGAATCCCCTGCTGAGTGCCGGGCAAGCCGGGAAGGCCAACTAATTCATTCACAGTGACAAACATGATCACAAATCCTTGTTGTATCGGCTTGGCCAGATTGAAGAGGGTTCCAGATTGAGAGCACTCGCAATGATGCGCTCACCTTTAGGATATGAACGAGCCAGCGCATTTTTCAGCGTGTCGGGGCTTAACCCGGCGCTGGTGGAAAGGCTGCGCATTGTCACGCCACGCTTGTGAAGCTCGGCGACAATGTCAATGCGATGCCAGTCACGCACTTCATTTCTTTCCATAGTTCGTTTACTCTTAAAAGTTATCCGCCGGAGTTATCCGACGGGGTTATCCGTGGGAATAGTATTGATCCAAATAAGCATCACGTAAAGCAAATATGAATCTTTCTTTTGTCTTATTGTGATCACTCAAATCAAATTTGAATCATTACCTTTATAATCAATACGTTAACTGGGAAAGAAAATGGCCGCTGGAAAAGCAAATGAAATTGCTTTTGATGAAGACAGAAAAGAAAGCTTTATCAAGAGACTGAAATCGCTTGTGGGTAGCCGCAGTGTTAGGGCTGCAGCTAAGGATTGGGGGCTATCTTTCTCTACGCTCAACAACTATCTATCGAGAGGGACTGAACCCTCCTTTTCAGCTATGCAAGCAATCGCATCAAAAGAGCATGTAACACTGGATTGGTTAGCCTTTGGTGTTGATTCTAATTTGAATCACCTGGAAGGTTCCAACATGTCCAATGCTGCTTATGCCGACCCTGTCAAAAGCACATGGAACATGATTTTTGATACCCTCGGTCCAGAAGAACAGAAAGAAGTACTCGATTATTGTTTGAAAGAAGGGGCTCGTAGCATGGTCGGTCTTATCGCTTCTATAGCAGAAGCAGACAGAACACTGATGGGCCTGAGCCTTGATGAGAAAGAACGCTTATTGAGACTCAATGAACAACTGAAAAAAGGGTCATCTGAGAGCGATCAGGGCGTAGCCAAAACAGACCTTTCCGAAACAACCAAGAAGGCCGGTTAAAGTTTGCTGTCGGTAAATGCTAAGGCTAGACTCATTAACCGGCTTGTTGTTTTTGAAGTGTGATAGAATTGGTTTTGAACACCGCCTTTTAACCATTGAAGGCTTTCAAGTAACAGTATCAAAAGTTTTGCCGATCGGCTCAATTTCTCTTTGACTGGTATCAAATGCCTAAACAAGGCAGAGCCAGTAATCCCGCGGATTCCCGGTTAATTCCTTCTCTTCCCGGTAATATCAAATGATTTCCCTCGTAACAGAATACCTGAAAACGATATTCGGTGAGGAAGCGCTGAAATCGTCTAATGCCCTGTTAGACGCTGCGGCCAGCGGGAAACTCGATAAGCTGACGGCGGCATTTAAAGCCTCGGACGGCAAGACCGAGGAGCTGGTTAAAGTTATGCAGGATAACCTCGGCGGCGACTTCAAAGAGTTTCAGTCTGCGTATGAGGCTGTTGGCACCGACCTGTTTGACCAGCAGGAATCCTCATTACGCAAACTGGTGCAGACTGCGACGGGCTACGTGCTCAAACTTGATAAGTGGATCCAGCGAAATAAAGAGTTCGCGCAGACGCTGGGGGTGATTACCGCCGTGGCGCTTGGCGTGGTGGGTATGATTGGGGCCATTGGGCTGATTGCTTGGCCGGTTATAACGGGAGTTAATGCCATCATCGCCGCTGCGACGGCGCTCGGTACCGTATTTACAACGGTGGCCGGAGGCATCATTACCGCTATTGGTGCGATTTCCTGGCCGGTTGTCGCTGTTGTGGCTGCGATTGTCGCCGGGGCATTGCTCATCCGTAAATATTGGGAGCCCATCAGCGCATTTTTCGGCGGTGTGATTGAAGGGTTGCGGGTCGCATTTGCGCCAGTAGCTGAACTGTTTACACCGCTTAAACCGATGTTTGACTGGCTGGGCGGAAAACTGAAAGCCGCATGGGACTGGTTTAACAACCTGATTGCGCCGGTCAAATCATCGCAGGAAACCTTAAACAGTTT